CTCGGCATTAAACGCCTGCTGACCTACACTCTGCGCGTAAGAATTGGCATATCCACCCGTCATAGCCTGAGCCGTTCCCATAGTGTCCATCTTTGCAAGCTGCCCCTGCTTTATGTAGTTATCCTTATACTGCTGATACAGCGCATCGTCATTGATATCAAACGAAAACTCCGTACTATTGTGCTTTTTTATCTTATCTTGCAGATCGTTCAAATCGCCCTGCCGTGTAAAACCAAAGTTTCCCATATTTAATTTTCCTCCGTATAAATTCCTGTTATAAAAATATCCGTGACAACCGCGCCGCCGCTTGCAATACTGACGGGAGAAAGCAACTCAAATGTGATACTCTCGCCCACAGAAGCGTTCACCACAGTACAATATCCACCTACGCCGTGCACTGCCGCGCTCGCAACATCAAAAGGCATAGGAAGCGAGAATGTCTCGCTCACGAACACGTTTCCTTTTGCAGAAGTCTCTGCCGTAAGAGTAAGACTGAAACGTCCGTAAGCCTCGAAAGTGCCGTCACTCCATTTCTTGTATCTGAAGCCTGCGCTCTCACCCACCTCGGCAGAGACACCGAGCTCTCCGAGCTTCTTATCAACCTTTGCCGTAAGTTCCTCGATCGCCTTTATCGTAAGCACCTTGAGCTCATAATAAGATACTTCCTCGCCCTGTACCTCTTGTGTCGGGTGTACTTCGTTCTTCGGTGCAGACTCAAGCGAGAGAAAGACAACGTTGAGCTGATCCACAAGCTGATAGAGATAGCTTCTCAACTCTCTTATCATCTCCTGCTCGTTATTCCCCGAAAGATTCGGGTATCTGATATCTATCACGTCTCCTCGCTTCCTTTCTCCATTGTTTTTGTAATGGAATACACCCGTCCGTCGCCCTCGCCCTCGATACGTATGCGGAAATGATCGCACCGTCTCGGTCTTATCGGCATTGAGAAGCTGTCAAGTGTCGTTGACGTTATCTGTCCTATCTGTTCAAATGCTCCCATAGAGTTGTACTGAATACTCACAAACACGGTAGTACCCACCTCAAGAGACATTCTGAGAGATATTCTCGATACGTACTTATGATCGGGAGCTGACACTCCTATAATGCCTGTCTCAGCAAGCCAAGACACCTTTTCTCTTTCGGGCTTACCAACCGTGCCAAGCATTGAGAGAATGCTGTGCGTTTCGTTATCGATACAGTACAGCTCACCCATAAACGAGGAGAATCCGTCAGCGTGGAGATTGTCCTCCTTATGCCACATAGAACGCGCCACGTCATATACAAAAAGGTGATACTGCCCGTCGCTGCCTTTCATCGAGATGTAATATTTGTTTCCGTGCGCTCCCGCAACCGCGTCGCTGTATCTTTCGTCTCCAAGTGCCAACGAGCACTCTGCGGGAAGAGAGCCGTCATAGGCGCATATACCGCTTACAGACTTGTAGAAAAGTGTCTCGCCTACGATTGCAAGACTTCTGTGACTTCCCCGCTGCACTCCTCTGCAAGCAGTTGCCTGTATCTGAAAGTTAGACGGGAAATTGCCGTAAACCTTGTGTAGGCAAGTCTCTTTGAAGAAAATAGGATATCCGAGATGTGTAACAGCACCCGTAAACTGTCCGTCCGTTCCGCACGACGCGGCATAAGAGTCGGTCGAAAGATTCATAAAGCAGTTAAAGTTTTTGAAGTCTCCAAGCTTTGAGGCATATATCTCGTTTACCACCTCTCCGTCAAGGTTTGTACCGTAGCGACAGCCCCATATTCTGTTGTTTGACTCAACAATAAAATCCATATTGGGCATACGCCTCGCCACTTCCACAGCTCCAGCTGAAAACGTTTGAGTAGCTATACTGTCGATAATACCCGTCACAACGATATAATCGTCCGAGCACTCCCATATCACCGTAGAGCCATTGAGCGAGCTTACTGATTCAATCACTATACCCGAGATCTTCACTCCGTCATATTTTGAGAAGTTCTTACCTATCCCGGCAGAAGAAATTTTGACGTAGGTCGTAGAAATACTCGACCAAAGCCCACTCGTTGAAGAGTATTTTTTAAGAACTTGAGGCATACTCGATGTATCTATCCACATCTGCCCGTTCTCGGGCTCGCTCGGAGCCACGGCAGATACTTTCACGTTTTCGTATGCAGCACCCGCAAGCGTACAAAGCTCAAATTTTACTTCCTCAGTCGAGCTGAATACCGCCTCAATATCTCCTCTGTCATCGGTATTTATCGTATTTATGTACTTTTTGTCAGGCATAATTATCACGTAAGCGCCCATGGACGTAAGCATCTTAGGGCAATCCTCCGCAGCCGTGGACAAGCCCATTTCTATGCGCTCGTCTCCGTTCACAAACGCGCTCCCGTCAACGTAGCAGAGCTTGTCCTTTGCAATAATTCCCTGCGCTTCTATTCCCTCGACATATATTCCTCTGCTTGCTCTCGGCGCGAGAATGGGATAATGGTCGGAGGTCATATTCCTCATATCGTAGAACTCTGCGTCCCCGATACGCATATTGTGATCGTAGCCTCGGAACACGTCTATCATATCCCTTGTAACCGCGATCTCATTGAGCCTTGGCAATTTCATCGTCTGCCTCCTCAATAGGTTTATTTGTTTCCGTATAAGTGTACGGTGCCCCCTCGACATCAACCGCTTCGCCGTATTCAATACCCGTCTCATTTTGCAGAATATAAAATCCCTCGGTTGAATATGTTCGGTTAAGCACCACACCGTCTTTTCGTGTTTTGTAATATTCTGTCTTTATCATCGTTCTACCTCGCTACTATGTAATCCGCATAATTGCTCCAATTTGTCGCTGCTATCCATTCGTCATACAATGCAGACGGCACAAGAATTTCACAATCTTCGGCGATTTGAAATGTATTTGCCCCGCCAAGCGAAGGAACTGATGTGCACCTTGTAAAATCAAAGCATAGCATTCCATAACAATTATAAAAACCCATTGAAGCAATAGTAGTAATACTACTCGGAAATATTATCTTTGCAAGATAAAAAGCATTGCTAATATAATTATGACCAATAATTTCAACACCGTTCGGCACGGTTAAGCTTGCGAGGGCATTACAGCCCGAAAATCCGCCCCATATGCTTTTGCAACTAATGGGGAAAGCTGCGGTTTTAAGAGACGAACAGCCACTCAAACCAAATAAAAAAGAATTCTTTTTCGGAATTACTATGCCTTTAAGCGACGAATTCTTTGCAAATATGCTGTATGTTCTCACAGGTGTGTCTTTCGGCAGTGTTATACTTTCTAAAGCTACACAACCTTTGAACCCATAATCATCAACTACTACCCCATCGCCAATTTCTACTTTCTTTATGGTAGAATGATAATGAGCATCTATCGTTTGATTTTTGATGTTACTTGAACGCAATATATTAGAATCTTCATCTCCCGATTCACCGCGAAACGCCATTTTTCCGTCAACAGTTAGCGATATAACATATTTGCCCGCACTTGCATAATTGTGAGGTGGGGTAAATATAGTATTAACTGTCGATGTGCCCGTCAAGGTATCTGGCTCTGTGCCGTCTCCCCAATCTACCGTTACCGTTCCTTTAACACTCGCACCAAACGCGGGCGATGTTCTGCCCTCTTTCAATGTGATATAAATTCTTGTCTTGCCGTCATCGGTTATATACATAGCACCGACAGTTACATCTCGGTTGTGTTCCTTGATTTCTTCAAGTGTCCAATTCCAACCTTGGCAAATCAATCCTTTATGTTCAGGAAGCGGCGGCAATTCGGGCAACGCCAATGTTTCTTCTAAAGAATAGGAATACAAAATAGTGCCATCATAGTCGATGAATATAACTTCATTGAAAGGTGCTTCAACTCGGTCTACTCCGTCACCATAACCATTATCATATCCCTTGTCATATCCTGCATCGTACACTTTCTGCTCGTTCTCGGCTATTGTTTGTAGCTTCTTCTCTATGCTCATTCCGCACCTCCGATAAGGCTCTCCTGAATAGCAATTATCTCGTCAAGAGCCGCCTCTATTTCTTCTGTATTTCCTGTGCCCTCACTCGGCTCTGCCTCGGGATCGGGATCGGGGACTGTCCCTGCCGTCATAGCTGTCACAACTCCGTTCTTCGCCTCAACGTCAACAAACGGAAAGGTCTCGGGTATCTCCATATCCTCGGGTATCTTCGCCCACCCGACGGGAAGATAGCTCAAATTGGCAACAGTCATATTGCGGTGTCCACCGTTACTCTGCGCCGCTATTTCAATTATTTTCATATGTTCCTCCCCGTGTTACGATATTGTCGCTTCCCAATTTTGTATGCTCGGCCAATCCTCAAGTCTACGAAATCTGCTTGCAGGTACATCAGAATTATCAATTATGTTTGATATGATAGCATCATAGTTCTTTGACGGCACGTAAACGAAGAAATTGTTATTGGCTTCTGTTGTTGATCCTTTATGAAAGAATACTTTGGAAAAATCAAAGTTAGGTGAGCGAATTATAACCGCTTCAAGTGCCGTGCATCCGTTAAGAGATCCGTCCCAAAAACCAACACCCACAAGCGCAGCTCCTTCTACGGTTATCGTAATATCTATATATTTCAACGAAGTATCGCCCGCAAAAACATTTGGTGGCTGATATAATACCAAATCTGCGACCTTTATACCTTCTACCTTGTCAAACCCCGCAAACGCAAATTGGTGTACACTACCCAATTTGATACCATCCGCAAGAACAAAGTCTGTTGTATCAAGAATTTTTTCGTTTCCAAGATACTCTGCATTTCTCGTCAGAATTGCCGTAGCCAAGTCAAGGTTATAACCCTCTGTAAAAGTTTTTCCTTTTTTCATACCAAGCAAGAATGAAGTTATATCCATATACGCACCCCCTTACCAAGTGATTGTTGTCTCGTTGCCGTTAGCGTCCGTAATCTTTACGGGGTTTCCGCTATTGTCAAACTCTACTGTAGTGGTAGCCGTTGTTCCGTCGCTGTACGTCTCAACTATCTTGCCCTCGCTCTCAAAAGCGGCGAGGTCTATAGCCACTACCGTAGCTTGAGTCGAGGACTGCATATCTTGAAAAATGCGGACTGTGTGAGTATCCTCGGTCTGTAATGTAGCCATCATAGTATCAGAGCCATCAGAAAATACTCCGATTAAAAACGGCTCGCCCGTGTCCTCACCCGAGCCCATTATAGTAAAGTTTCCAAGAACAACGCCCAAGCCCTCTACGTCTTTTGCGACGCACTCATAGACCGTGCCGTCCCACTCTACATAATAGGACTTGCCTGCCGCCAATGAAAACAGCTTCGGATTTGGATATTGTTCGGGCATCGCCGACGCACCAAACAACCACATACCCGTATCATCTTCTTCCGCAAAAGGAAAAGACTGTTCCGTGAGCACTTCGATTGTTGTGTCCCCCGTAGGAGCATCTACAAGCGTCCACTTGCCGTCTACTACCTGTATCATCTTTCCATTGTGCTCGGCAGAGGGCGTAGGAAGCAACTTTCCGTTCAAATATTTAGAGTCAAGTTTTGTTGTATAGCTTTCGGCAGCCGTTATCTTGATATGAAGCTCTGCGCCCTCAATAAAGGGTGCCACGCCCTTTGAAGTAAACTGAACCATTCCATTGCCATACATAATGGTGGCAAGTTCCACATCGTCAGCGTTCTTGATTACCATCATCGTAAGATAACCGCCTGAGACTCCGTCTACAAAGAAATCACCTCCACCATACAAATACTTATAGCTCTCTCCGTCGATTTCTACATTGAATGATCCGTTAGGAATAAGGTCAAATCTAATGCTTGGTATGCTCACAAGCACAGGAGTATCAACAGCGGGTACTATAAGGGTGCCGTCCAATAGAACAGTCCCCTCCTCAACACTAAAGAAAGGCTTGTCACGGAGATAGTTCCAAGAGGAAACACCACCCTCGCTCTCTGTTTCTTCCTGCTCCCCAACAAGTGCGATATAACTGTACTCGGTAGATCTGTTCAGATACTTATCAAGCAGTGTCACAGAACAACCGTTGACAACCACAATCGAGGCAAAGTCTGTATTAAGAGAGAGCACGCCCGTCTCATAGTCTCTGTACTCCTCCTTTGCACAGTCAGAGTCAAAGAATATAGTGCACTCTGCGTCTCCGTCCTCTCTTATAACTGTAAGCATTTTGGGCACGTCATCAAAACTCAGAACAGCGGGAGCAATGGGTTCTGCTGCGTCCGTCCAACCCAAGCCCGAATATGAGCCCATAACAAACCTCGCACCTACCGAAAGCGTCGCGGAGACACTTGTATCTACGTCTCCTATCCACCAATTTCCGTTCTCGCCTATATAAGGGCTAACTCCGTCACTACCGTCCTTGCCGTCCTTGCCGTCGGTCCCGGGAAGTGTTTCAAGCCACTCCTCAAGGCTGCCCTCGTATCCGTTATCAACTGCAAGATCGTATGCACTCTTGCCGTCAACTCCGTCGCGTCCGTCAACTCCGTCGCGTCCGTCCTTGCCCCTCACTACTTTGGGAGCAATATTTTGGAAGCAGCCCTTTGATAAGGGCGTGTGTGTTCTGTTGTAGTAGCTTTCGTACTTTTTATATGCAGCATTGTACATCTGCATGCTGTTGTTGTACTTCTTATACTCGCCGTTCCAATAGTCTATTTGCGCGCCAAGCCAAACAATATAAATATCGTCATAGGGCGCACACACAAGAAGTACAGTCGAGAGATCTGTGTCCTTTGTGTATCCCTCAAATTCAATTTCTTCTTCCTGAACGTATCTGTCAAGGATCTCCTCCTTTATAACACCGTCAAGATTAGAAAGCCACATGATCTTCTCTTCTTGTCTATATGTATTGGGTTTCAGACTGTCTATCGCACTGATAGCGTCAATTATCCTCATTGTTTTTCCTCCTAAAAAAAGAATAACGAGGGAGCGCGAAGCTCCCTCGTTTTGTTTACTTCGACTCTTCGGTCATCTTATCGATCTTCTCGTCAAGTGCCTGCTGTGCCGCATAAGATCTGCGCAGCTCATACTCAACCTCGGGAGGAACAAGGGATTCCTTTCCTCTCGGAAGAACGTAGTTTACTCCGTTGACGCTCACCAAAAGATTGGGCTCGTCGTTTGCGTTGCCTTTGGGAATAAAGACCTTAACGCGATTTTCTTTAGTCGCAGTTGTTGCGTTTGCCATAATAGCCTCCAAATAATTAGTTTTCCTCGTCTGTAGCCGAGAAGCTCGAAGCACTCATCACGCGGAGCACTCTCTCTGTGTAGAGAATGGTCGCGCCGTTTGTCTCGAACTTGTAGCCGATGGTCGAGAACTGATTGAGAGGACCGCCGATCTGAGACTTGTCCTTAACGATCATCTCAAGCGCGCCGCCCTCGGGATCAATGATACCGAAAGCATCCTTACCGAAGAAGTAAGTCGCGTATGTACGGGTGCCCGCCTTGTTAACGTAAAGCTCACCGCCAAGCACGGGAGCAAATACGTTCTCAATGAAGCGAACGTTGTGGAGCTCACCGATCTCGCCGTTATAGATCTCCTCGGGAGAAGCATACTTGTGCGCCTCGATCCACGCGTCGGACTTACGGAGATCGTAAGCGACGGAGGGATGGATGACGGCATAGTACTTGCCGTTAATGGTGGGAACTCTGTCCTTCTTGAGCTTTGTAACAGCCTTTGCAACCATATCGGGAGTGAGAAGAGACATAATAGTGTCCGACGCCTCCATTGTCGCACAGGTCGTAGGAGTCGAAGCCTTTACACCTGTCGCGAGAGTGATATTGTCGCAGTAAAGGACGTTGGTATTTACAAGAAGCGCATCACGGATAAGAGTCTCCTGTGTCTCTGCGGCAGACGCGCCCATCTCCTCGGTCGCACCGAGAATAACGTCGTCGTATGCGCGAAGCTCGAGCTTGTCCGATACAGTCGCGTATGTACCGTACTGACGGATAGAGCCCATCTTCGAGCTCATTCCGAACTTCTGACCTGTGGGAATAACACCCTCTTTAAGCTCCGTTGCCTTTGCAAAGGTGTTCCACTTGCGCCACTCAACGCTCGTTCCGTGGTTTGCGGGAAGATGCTGCTTCTTTGCAAACTGCGCGTAAAACATCTCAACGCGCGCATTCTCAAGCAGCTCGGTATCGTAGAACGTCTTAAGCTCGCCCGAAAGACTGTTTGCTGCGTCGAACTCGGTATGCGTTTCGTCATAGGCATTTACGTAGTTCTGTGTAGTGTTTACGAGAGTGCCTACCTCTGCAAACATCTGAAGATTGAATTTCTTGATTTCAAGCATAGTTTTTTCTCCTTCGTAATTTGTTTTGAGGAGAAAAGAGTCGCGCTATCCTCTGCGCGGATACAGTTTTTCCCCTCTTTGTTTTGCCGCGTATATCTCTCTTTTGAGAGCTTCTCTTTCTTCGCGGGTAGCCTTTGAATAGTCAAACGTTGTTACGGAAGGGGATTTGGCACTTGTGCCGTTTTCTATAGGACGGCGAGCGCCCGACTGAATAGCATTTGAGATATTAAGCGCCGTCTGCTGCGCTGCCACCTGCATTCCGGCCGTCATTATCTCTTTTCGGTGCACGGCATGGTAAGCATCCTCAACGCTGATGCCAACGCTCGGATGCGTCATTCTCGCAAAGACGGGATTTTCGAGTTCTTTTGCAAGATCGAAGCTCGGAAAGGTCTTTTTAAGCTCGTTCCCCTGCGACTCAAGGCTATCGAAGTGTTTTCGTATCTTCTCTTCCTCAAGGGTTCGCTCCTCTTCTCTCTTTTTTCTTGCAGTCTCTCGCTCCTCTTTGTCGATCTTCTTTGCCGTCTCAACGGGAACACCCATCTCAATGGCACGGCTCTCATAGTAAGAGTCATCGTCGCCTATTGCCTCTGTGAGCTTGTCATAGTCTATATTCTCGGTATCAAGCCCGTGTCTGCGAGCCAAAAGCTCAAGCGCGGGGGTAAGCTTAGCAAGCGTCTCTTCAGCGGCCTTTGCGTTCTTCACGCGGCTCTGAACAACGGCCTGCATCTGCTTGTTGTACTCGGGATCCTTCATGATCTCGTCCCAAGTCATTCTCACAGGAGCATTTTCCTTTACTTCCGTAGGCATCTCAGAAGAGTCGTCCTTCTGTACCTCTCGCGGCTTCTCCTCGCCCTGCGCGTTTGCAACCGTGCTCACGTAAGGAGATCTTGTGGGAGTATTCTTCGACCTTTTACGTATCTTGTCTTTCGGAACGCCCAATTCCAAAAGCCTCTGCTGTTCGGCGTCAACAGTATTTTCGCCCGTCTGAGCTCCCTCACCGCTGTCGCCCGAGGCCGCAGCACCCGAAGCACCTGCTCCTGCGCCCGCGCCCTCACCGCCGAAAAGCTGAAGAAGGAACCATTTGTTTTTCTGCATAGAGTTTTCCTCCGATAATTCTGCCGCTTTGGTGGGGCGGCGAGTCCCGTATTTGTGGGGATGCGAGGCGTGACCTCGCTGCTACGAAGATCCCCGTGTGTGCCCGCCCCGAGAAGCTCGGAACGGGACTTGAAAAAAGGAGATGAATAGAAAGAATAATGGCACAGTTAGATTATAAAATAAACCGACTTTATTTCTCTACCCCACCACTTTGTACGAGATATACTCGGGATATTCGCGCGAGAGCACCTCAAATCCCGCGCACACGGTATTGAATACCTGCGCCACCGAAAGCTTGAACCTTTCTATTGCCGCGCACCTTATCTGCGCGTTCCCCGCTTCAAGCTTTACAGTGGTCATATTGGTAACTCCACTCTTCTCAAGGTGCTCTGCATTTACCGCAAGAGTGATAACAAGAGCAGAGACAGCAGAACAGACAAGATCTCTGCCATACTCGTCACTTCTCGCGTGCCCCTTAACACTCACTCGGCATTTGCGCCTGTCATAAACTATGTTTATCATTTGCCTCTCCTTTCGGATATCGCTCTCGCCCCACCCGGCTGTGATGCGGCATTCGCTTTCTCACGCGCCCGTGTGACAACTCCGTGCTCGCGGGGCTTGATTCCTGCGATATTGTCGCTCTGTGTCAAGGATGAAGCAGGCATACCTCCCGGGGCAGCACCGCCCGTGAGCATCATAAGCTCGTTTGTTATCTGCTGCGCAAGCATAGGATCGGCAGACCGAGCAAGTCCCAAAGCTATCTGCATATACTGCACAAGCTTCTCAAATATAGTGCCGTTCTGCGCTACCTTTTGGATAACGGAATCCTTGCCGTCAAAATCCATCATCTCAAGACACATAAGCGCTTGATCTGTGAGCTGAGGGTTAAAGAAGCCCATTTGGAAGAACTGAATTGCAAGCTCGTTCTGCGTAACCTTGGTGTAGACGTTCTTCTTCTGCGCCGACACCTTTATATCAAATACGGGAAGTCTCTCTCCCATATCATTGCCAAAGGCACTACCCTGCGGCTGAGGCTTGAGACCTGCATTTGTGTATGTAACGTATTGCTCCGCACCGTACTGACCGAGTATGCGGAACTTACGGGGCATATCGTAGAACTGACGTATAAGCTCGATGCACATCTCAACAATGCCCGAATATACGTCATACGTTGCCTGCGTCATGTCTCTGCTTCCCTTTCCGCTTGCCTCCTGAAGCGCGGCAATAGCAGAGGCGGCAGTAACACCCGACGATACGTTGCCCGTCGAGGTCTCGGTGTTGCCCGAAGTCTCGCGCAGCTCTGCGATAAGTCGGTCATAGACGTTAACGTACATTCCGTCAAGAGATACGTGCTCAATGCGGCGCAAACTCGTCTCGTCAACGTTGCCGGGCACGTGTACAAGAGGCTTCGTGAGGTCAAGGAACTCCTCTTCGTTTATGTCTCCGTCCATGCGTGAGAAGTATCTCGGCTTCGAGCCCACACGGGCGTTCTCTATAAAGCTTGTGTTAAGAAGATCTATAGCCGTCTGAGGATTTCGGCAAAGGTCAACGAATCCATATCCGAGAGGCGATCCCTCAATAGGAAACAGCGGATCAAAGTGATAGGGATAACGCGCGTGATCGTAAAGACCGCGCTCTGCGGCAGAGGGCCCCGCCTCCACCGTATAAACCTCGCCCGTCGCGGGATCTATCTCTTCTCTCGTCGGACGTTCAGTATCGTTCTCTGTGGCATAAATCACCACGTCACCGACGTACTTGCAATACTGAAGCGTCTGCTTGCCGCCAACTGTCTTGTGATAGTAAACGTCTACCACCGTGTGCTTGTCCTCGGTCTTTACGTGATCGTCATAAAGGAACTTCGTGGAAAGAAAGCCCTGCCCCTTAAGTTTGCCCTTGAGCTCGGGATACATCTCCTCAAGAATATCCTTGTCATAAAGCTCGGTGTGGAAGAAATAACGGCTCTTCTGAATGTCGGTAACACCGGGCTCAAAGTATACGTTAAGGAGGTTTACGCGCTCAATGCCAATATCTCCGAGACCGCCAAGCTTTGAGGCATCCCATACTACCTTGTAGGCGCCCGTTCCGGTCTTGAGCTTCTGCCACATAGCATCGTTGTAAACCTTTTCAAAGTGGTTTTGCTCAAGGATGCAGGGAATGATAGCGGAGAGTATACGTGCTTCGCCTCTGTCACCCTGCTCTCTTGGCAGTATATTGGGCTCAGGGTAAGCCTCCATAGCGTCAGCATGCTTTGACACGATTACGTTATGCAGCCAACCGCTCTGGCTCTCAAAGCCGCCATCCTTGCCGATGTTGGTTCGCTTCTTTTCCTCGTGGGAGTTGCGAAGCTTCCACCAGTTTTCTGATGCAAGTATGCGCTGCTCGGTCTGTACCTTGCCTGACTTGTACTTCTGAAGCACCTGCATGAACCTCTTAAGCTGTTCTGTGCCTATGGTCTGCAGCGTGGCAGGCATGGCCTCTGGTGCTTTTGTTTCTTTGGTGGATATCTGATCCATGGTAGCCTCCTTATATGTAGCCTCTGCGACGTTGCGTGTCGCTGAACTGGTTTAGCGGGTCTGATATGATAGGTGTTCTCTCTTCCGGGATTATTGGAGATACCGGGCGTGACATGCACATGTATCTAACCTCATCGGCGCAATGGTCCTCAAGCTTTGTGTCAAGGTCCTCTTTGTGTGTTTCTGAGAACATCATCAATGGGATTGTGCGTATAAACGCTTGGCAGTTATTGAACACATACATCCTGGCATATCCGTTATGGTCAAACTGTAGCCGATA